CTTTGCAAACTGACCTGTTGTTACTTTTGCAGCATCAAGATCAGGAATATCAACTGCTGCTAGATCAGTTCCAGCAGTAATTATTCCCTTTGCATTGACAGTAACTTTTTCATACGTTCCCGCAGCTATTCCTGAATCTGTGATTGATAAAACCCCATTACCATCAACAGCTAAAGGTGCTGACGCTGTTGGAACTTTCATCGCTCCAATTGCTGTTGTTGTAGCTACTGGTAAATCCGCAGCAGCTAAAGCAACTGTCGATGTAATTAATCCTTGAGCGTTAAATGTAATTCCAGATCTTGTCGCCGCAGTAACACTATTAGTAATTGATATTGCACCTAAGTTTGTAACTGATAAACCGCCTGCTGTTGGAACGGAAACTGCACCAATAGCAGAAGTTGTTGCCTCTGGTAAATCACTTGCAACTAAAGCAGCCGTTGATGTTATTAATCCTTCATTGTTATAAGTAATGCCATTTCGTGCTGACGCTCCGCCACTTACTGCATTATTAATACCAAGATTATCTCCTGAAACATTAATCGAACGATCTAAATTACTAGCGTTTAATTTGACAGGTAATATAGTACCATCTGTTATCTTAGATCCGTCTATACCACTAGCAATTTTGACATCTGTTACGGCTGAACTAGTGATAGCTGCCGTATCCACGGCATTGTCAGCCAACTCAGTACTTGTGACGCTATTTGTACCTAACTGAGTCGAAGTTATCGTCGAATCTAATAATTTAGTACCTGCAATACTTCCCGCTAACTTATCATTAGTGACCGCAGCATTATTAATTTTAGCTGTTGTAATCGCTGAATCTTGGACAGCCGCAGTATCCACAGAACTGTCTGATAATTCTGAACTTCCAATCGCATTTGGAGCGATATTACCCGCTTGAATCGTATTACTGGCAATGTGACTATTTGTAATAACCGCGCTTCCAATTTCGCTTGCCCCCACTGCATTTTCAGCTATCTGTGTAGCTGTTACAGAGTCAGTCCCTAACTGCGTTGATGTTAAACTTGCGCTCTCTATTTTTGCTCCCGGTATATCCCCATTTGATAAGTTTAATTTTACATAAGCAATTGTCGTATCTGATAATTTACTACCTTCAATACTGCCTGCTAATTGAGCATTAGTAATCGTGCCACTTAAGGAAGAAGTTGGATAATTAGTTGCATCAGTTAAGTTTAGAGCCGGAGTTGCATCCGTTGATCCAAGAGATACCGTTAAACCTCCGAAGCTAAAACTTGAATTAGCTAACTTTGCATTTGTGACCGCTGAATCTGCAATTGTCGCTTCAACGATCTGTCCGGCAGACAGTGGATAACTAAGAGCAGTTGCCGGAATAGATGCTGTATCAATTAAAGCGACACCACTTTGAACTAGATCTTTAGCTGTAACTTTTTTTGTTTCACTCGCACTTAAATCGGCGACAGGGATGGGGTCTGTCGCCTGTAAACCAGCTCCAGCTAACGCCGGTAACTGACTAATCTCAAGATCTGGCATAGCTCAACTCAACTTGGTAGGGTCATCATAGGTCAATTCTAGTTCGTATCTTCAAGAGTAAGCTTACTTCCATCCTCTTGTAGAAGTAAATCTCCACTTTCTTGTAGTAAGTATTCTTCCGGCGCACCACTTTTTAAATGAAACGGACCCGTCGTAACAAAGTCAATCTTAGTTGTTATGACTCCATCAGTTAAAACAGAGACAGCAACATTAGAAACTAAGCAGTCAGCTTCATACCAAATACTATTTACATCCGCAGACCCGTTGTAATAGATAAAGAATTGACCCATAAAGTCTGCACCTTGCTCCACTCTCAAAATTAATTGAGCTAAGTAAGCCGGAAACTCTGGAGCATTTGTTGAGTACTCTTGGTCACACATCAAATACTGATGTTGCCATAAACAATTCAAAGTACCTTGACCAGAAATTAAGCCACGATCAAATTGCGATTTAAACTCCTCTCCTAAATTTGTGAGATCTACTGAATCTCTTGTTGTTGTAATCTCAAAATCTTTAATATTTGCAAGACAACGATAACGCTGGTTACGGGTAATGATACGTATTTCTTTTGCTGTCGATGGCGCAGTTAAAACTGACGCTTCAGACTGATTACCAGCGAGAGCCAGTTCAAAAGAATTAAAAAGTCGAATACCTCCAACTTCATCAACATGCAAAAACTTTCTAATATCTGGGTAACTATGACCTGAAACCAAGTCAAGATTTGATCCATCAAGGGTCTCAATCTCAACTTGATCTCCTGTAATTAAAGAGTTCGTTTTAAAATCAACAGAAAAACGACGCTTCGATACATTGACATCATGTGGATCTAGCTGAGTAACTAAACCTTTGTTATTGGTATCTCGCTTTAGTTCAACGAGACCGTTTGATCCGAAATAAATTGCCACAAATTAGAACGATATAGCTGACCCTGTTCCTATAGGTGCGCCATCTACTTCAAAACTAATATCCGCAGCTAATACCTGACCAACTGCGTTAGTCATTGCGAGACTGGTTATATAAACAAAGAACTCTATAAATCTTCCATCTGTTGAACCATCGTCAATGGCTAATTTTAATTTTACGTTCGAGGCTTTAGTTGTCTTACCTGTACCGGCTGTTGATCCTCCAGAGGGCTTAACAAATTTCTGAAGTAAAGTCGATACTCCACCTGCAGCTGTATTTCCTCCAGATTCAGAGTAATAATAAATAGAGCAACTACCTGTAATACTTCGGATACCGGGAATTATTGTTCGATCTGTGTCTTCTAAAGACACCGTTTCTAGAACAGCTTGACTTGCAGTGAATGACCAAGATCTTACTTTTGCTACAGCAGTACTACCACCATCTACAAATAATTGTCCGTCTTGTCCTGAATAAAAATTAGCCATTCGAGCGCAACTTAACTTGGTTGCTTTCT